GCTTAGTCGAAGACCCTGCAATGGAGGGTTTATTTATCGCACTATCTAAACAAAAGATAGAACTTAAAACAGTTGATGAAGAACAACGTATATTAATGGGCTTAGTCTTAGAGCCTGACAAACCAATTTATAGAAATCAAGGCGGTGAAGAGTTTAACATAGTTTTCAACTCGCAAACCATTAAAGACTTATCTTATAATTTTTTCAAAAGCTGTTTTCAATTAAACAGTACAATAGAACACGAAGGCGAAAACTTAAACGGTGTTTCTTTTGTTGAAAGTTGGATAGTGGAAGACCCTAAAATTGACAAGTCGGCAAACTTTGGTTTATCATACCCTAAAGGTAGTTGGATTGCTACAATGAAAGTAGATAATAACGAAGTTTGGGAAAACTACATTAAAACAGGAAAAGTACAAGGTTTTTCAGTTGATGCCTTTGTATCGTTAAAAGAAATTAAATTAAATAGTAATAAAATGGCAGAAGAAAAAAAGGATTTTGTATCTGAAATCACCGATGCTATCAAAGACGGTTTCAAAGCCATTTTAGGCAAAGAAGAAGTTGAGGTAGAATTGGGAAGCGTTGCTTTAGCCGATGGCAGTATCATACTAATGTTTGAAGGTGAAATGTTAGAAGTTGGTGGTGCTGTTTGGGTTGAAGGTGAAAACGGTGAGCGTATCCCTGCACCTGTTGGCGAACACCCACTTGAAAACGGTCAAGTATTGGTAATCGCAGAAGAAGGTATTGCAGGTGAAATACGTGAAGCGCAAGCAGAAGTTGAAGAAGAACTATCTGAACCAGAAGCACCACAAGCACCAAGTGCATCACAAGCAACAGAAGATATTAAAAGCGCAATTAAATCAGTATTGATTAAGTACGCAGAAGAACAAGATGCTAAAATTGACGAAAAGTTAAAAGCATTTGAAACAAAGTTTTCAGCAATCGAGAAAGAAAACAAAGACTTAAAAGAAGAAGTAATTAAGTTAGGTGAACAACCTGTATCTGAGCCAATCAAGGCTAGACCAGAGCAAAAAGGTTCACTAACAAAAAAAGGTAGATTAACAGAATTTTTAAACAATAGATAATAATGGCAACAACAGTAACAGTAAGTTCTAATTACGCTGGTAAAGAAGCAGGCGATATAATTGGAAAAGCATTTAAAGAAGCGGATACTTTGTCTAAAAACTTGGTAACGGTGTTGCCAGATATTGACTATCAAGTATCAATTCGTAAAATTTCATACCAAAATGGTAGAACAGATTATGTTTGTGGTTTTACTCCAACAGGCGCAGTAACTTTAAGTGAAAAAGTTTTAGCACCTAAAAAGATTAAAAACGAGCAAGAAATTTGTAAAGAAGATTTAAGACAGATTTGGAGTTCTGCAACTATGGGCTTTTCTGCTCACAATGATAGAATGCCTGCTGATGTAGATGCAGCTTTAATGGCTGAAATCTTAGGAGATACAGCAGAAGCAACAGACGCAGATATTTGGTCTGGTGATGGTGCAAATGATGGGGAGTTTGATGGGTTTATTAAATTATTTGATGCTGACGCATCTGTAATTAAGCCAGCAGCTATAGCAATTGACAAGTCTAACGTAGTGGCTGAAATTCAAAAAGTGCGTGCAGCTATTCCAGTTGGTTTACGTAGAAGTGATTTAGTTTTCGCTATTTCTCCAGACATCGCATTACATTTAGAAGATGCTTATATTGATGGTGGTATTAATTCTGGTTTTGGTGGAGAGGCTAAAACTATTCAATACGGTTCACAATCTTTAGAAGTAGTAAACGGATTACCAGACAATACAATGGTAGTTTATGAGCGTAAAAATTTATTTTTCGGAACTGGTTTATTAGCAGACCACAACGAAATCAGAATGAAGGATATGGATGAAAGCGATTTAAGCGGTCAAGTTAGATATAAAATGGTTTATACTGCTGGTGTTCAATACGCTAACAGTGACGAAATCGTTTACTACGGACTATAATATTGACAGGGGTGTTAATTCACCCCTATTTTTTAACTTTTAAATTTATATAAAATGGCGTGTGATATTACAAGTGGTAGAGCTAAACAGTGTAAAGAGTTCTTAGGTGGTGTACAAAAGTTATATTTGTTCAACTACTTAGAAAACCCTTTTACGGTTGCTGATGGTGTTGCTACTGCAATGAATGTACTATTAACAGAAGCGTTTGAATATGATTTAGTTGGTGATGGTCAGGTGTTAGTAGAAGATATGGTTTCTGATAGAGCAACGGGTACAACCGTAAACACTCAAACGGTTACTGCAATTTTGCAAGGTTTAGACGTGGCAACTTCTAACGAAATGAAAGCGGTTGCAAATGGTTATCCACAAGCAGTAGTAAAAGACAGAAACAACAATTATATAGTAGTAGGTTATTCAGAGGGTATTGATTTTACAGTCAATTCAACTACAGGTAGTACACAAGCAGAATTAAACGGTTATACTTTAACAGGTGTAGCGTTAGAAGGTGCTTTAGGTGCATACTTAGATGAAACTACACGTGATGCGTTCTTAGCAATAGTTCAAGCGAATTAGTATTTTTCATAATTTGGTTTTTAGCCCCTTAGCGTTCTGTTAAGGGGTTTTTTAATTCCATAGCTTATTATCACACATTTTTAAAAGATTTTCTAAACATTTATAATCATCTATTAAATCAGATGAATGACCATAAATATATTCTTTTCTCATTTCTATTCTTTGCAAATTCAAGGCTTGATTTAACAAACACTTTTCATTTTCTGTAAATAGATACTTAAATAATAATATCTTTAACATATTTATATTTTTACATTTGATAACAGTCGATATAATTAATTAAAACTAATTATATCTTGGTGTTAGATACTATAAATTGCTTTTATAATATCTTCTGCTAATATTTCGGGGCAATCTTGGTGTTGTATGTATTCTAAGTCGGTTTCTCGCAACAAAGCAATTAACAGTTCCCTGCGGTATCTAACATCAAATAAAATCAATAACTGCTTTCGTACTTCAAGCAAGTCATATTTTCCTAAATGAAAGCCCTCTAATATATCGTCTATTTTCTTATCCATTCCGTTACTGTTTTTATTATCATTATTATGCAAATATAAACAAATATTTTAATATTTAAAACAAAAATACAAAAAAAACGTTTTATTAATATGAAAGTTGTTAATCCTACTAATGATATAAATTCTTTTGATGTAGTGCCTAGAATTGATTTTAGTACTGCTGATTTATATATATATGATGAAAACACAAGAGTACAAGAAAGTGCAAGTGCTACAATCGTAAACAATAACGGATATTATAATATAACATTTGATATTAACGACTACCCAAATATTGATTTATACGAGAATGGCAAATATCAAATAAAATTAATTGATAGCGAAGTGATATACAGGGGTAAAATGATTGCAACTACACAAATAGCACAAGATTACAGTTTAACATACGGCAGATATGAGTAAAGTAAGTGATATAAGACTTATTAATTTAAGTAATTACGTTAAACCTACACCACAAGAAAATAAATCTAAAGGCTGGGTTTTAAACGGTAAAAATAATAGTTTCTACCAAGATGTTATAAACGCAAATAATGGTAGCCCTACAAACGCAAGTATAAATAAATCTTATATAGATTTGATTTATGGTAGGGGTTTATCTATTAAAAACAGCAGGTTAAACGATGACTTTATAAAAGTTAAGCAAATATTAAGACCTAAAGACGTTCGTAGAATTTGTTCAGATTTTCAAATATTTGGCGAGGCTAGTTTTCAAATTATACCTAAACGCAACGGTGATTTATCACAAATTAAGCACGTACCTCAAAACCTACTAGCACCAAGTATTGCAAACGAAGATAACGAAATAGAAAGCTATTGGTTTTCTGAAAATTGGAGTAAAATAACTCAAAACCCACCCGAAGAATCCAACTCTTTTAACAATGATAATTTAGGGCGTGAAAGTTTATATGCTATTAAACCGTATCAAGTAGGAAACAAATATTTTTCAGACCCAGAATATTTAAGTGCTTTACCATATTGCACG